TTTCGGTGGTGAAGACCACGAATCAGAAGATGATATGGATTTAGAAGCTATCATCAGAGAGTTAGAAGCTCAATTAGGAGATGATTCACAAGAAGAAGTTCCAGGTCAAGAAGAAGAAGGTAGTATGTACGAAACATATACTGACGGTTCTGAAGCTGGTACTGATAAGAGCGAAGACCCTAAAGTTGTAGTAGCTAACGAACAAGAAGATGTAACTAAAGCTACTGTAAAAGGTAAAGTTGGTTCATTTGACAACAAAGCTATTTCTGAAGATGTAATCGATTTAGAAGAAATCTTAAAAGAAATGGAAGATGATATGAAAGATGGTGAAGAAGAAGAAAAAAATGAAGCATTAAAAGCGGAATTAAACGAAGCTTACAAAACTATCAAATCATTACAATCAACTATTAACGAAGTAAACTTATTAAACGCTAAGTTATTATTCGCTAATAAATTATTCAGAGCTCATAACATGACTAACGAACAAAAAGTTAAAGTTATTGAAACTTTGGATAGAACAAAATCAGTTAGAGAAGTTAAATTGGTTTACTCTACATTAGCAGAGAATTTCAAATATACTACATCTAACAAAATTGCTAAAAAATCAATTTCAGAAGGAATTGCTTCTAAAGTAGTTAAATCAACTGCACCAAAAGCAGAAGTTAAGCAAGTAATTGCTGAATCTAATGATTTCGCTGATAGATTTAAAAAATTAGCAGGTATTATTAAGTAATAACAAAAAACAAAATTAAATTAAAATGGATTTAAAGAAAATTATGACAGGCGCTAACCCACAGTCAATTATGCTTGAGCAAACTAGAGGTTTGAAAGCTAAGTGGGAAAAAACCGGTTTATTAGAAGGTGCAGGTTCTGAAACTTCTAAGCACGGTATGGCTGTAATGTTAGAAAACCAAGCAAAACAATTATTGGATGAAGCAACAAGAACAGGTACTTCAGCAGGTTCTGAAGAATGGGCTGGTGTTGCATTACCATTAGTTAGAAGAATCTTTGGTTCTATCGCAGCAAAAGAGTTCGTTAGTGTACAACCAATGAACTTACCATCAGGTCTTATTTTCTACATGGATTTCAAATATGGTTCTAACCCAGCTGGTAACCCAGACTTCACAGGTTCATCATTATATGGTGCAGGTGGAACATTTGGTAAAGATTCATTAGCTCCAGCAGGTAACAAATTGGGTTCTACTCAAGATACTACTGGTGGTTTATATGGTGCAGGTAGATTCGGATACACAATCAACAACGCTACAGCAGCAGGTGCAGCAACTGTATCTTCAGCTTCTTTAGCAGATATTAATTATGATTTATCTGTATCAGCAGTTTCTGCATCTTATGCAGCAAACACTTTAAAGAAAGTAGCTTTCGCAATCCCAGCTGATGCTGACGTTAATGGCGTAAGAGCTTTCGAATTAACTTTATTATCAGGTTCATCAACTTTCTTCCCAGCTTACACAACAAAAGATGCTAATAACATGTATTTTGTTGCAACTGTAACTGGTGCAGGTTCAGCAGGTTCAAATGGTGCTTCAGTAGCATACCATGCACAACCTACTGCAGCACAAAGAGGTGACTTTGAAGATAGAGGACAAGATTTAGCAATTCCAGAAGTAAACTTAGAGTTGAAATCTGAACCAATCGTTGCTAAAACAAGAAAATTAAAAGCAATCTGGACTCCAGAATTAGCACAAGACTTAAACGCATACCATTCAGTAGACGCAGAAGCTGAGTTGACTCAAATGTTAAGTGAATACATCTCTTTAGAAATCGACTTAGAAATCTTAGAAATGTTACAAGCTAACGCATTTACAACTGACTATTGGTCTTCAAGAGTTGGATATGAGTGGAACGGTGCTGGTTTCTCTATTGATTCATCTGCAGCAGCAGCTTCAGCATATCAAAAGAACACTTGGTTCCCAGCTGGTCCCCCTCGCTAGTACTAACCGAGCCCGACACAGCTTAACTTCGGCGTTCGAATGAGAGCCGGT